CGCTTTGAGAAGATCTACGAGGGAGATGGGATGTTTGCCAAAGCAGCATCCGAACAAGGAACGCTCATCTGCGTAGAGGCGTACCTTTGCTACTACAACGCTCTGCGATGAAGAACCACACCAAAGTCTACCTAAAGGGAATGGGCTACGATACGACTGACTTTGTGCCTTGCGAAGTCTGTGGATCAAAAGCGGTAGACATCCACCACATAGAAGCACGTGGTATGGGAGGGAGCAAACAGGCGGACACCATAGAAAACCTGATGGCTCTATGCCGAAAATGCCACAACGCATTCGGGGACAAGACCCAACATAAAGAGATGCTCAAGGCAGTTCACAACCACCACCTATCTAAAAGAGTTATTTAATTATGAAACGAGTACCCATCTCGCAGGTTATTCCTAACCCCACCAACCCACGCATCATCAAGGATGACAAGTTCAAGAAGCTAACAAAGTCCATCCAAGAGTTCCCTGAAATGCTTGAGCTACGCCCCATCGTAGTGGATAGCAATATGGTGGTGCTTGGAGGGAATATGCGCCTGAAGGCTTGCATTGCAGCAGGACTGAAAGAAGTGCCTATCATCGTAGCGGATAACCTAACCGAGCAGCAACAGGCGGAGTTCATCATCAAAGACAACGTAGGATTCGGAGAGTGGGATTGGGACTTACTCGCCAACCAATGGGATGTAGAGGCGTTAGAGGATTGGGGGCTTGAACTTCCGTTTGACAATACGCCCGTACAGGAAGCAGCAGACGATGATTACGAAATCCCCGAAACCATAGAGGTAAACGTAGTGCTTGGCGATGTAATTGAGATAGGTCAACACAAACTCCTATGCGGAAGCAGTACGGAAACGGACGAGTGGGCAAAGATTATGGGAGAGGAGCTTTGCGACCTTGTCGTTACCGACCCGCCTTACAACGTAGCGTATGTTGGCGGAACAAAGGATGCCCTTACCATTATGAACGATAAGATGGAAGGCTCTGACTTCTATCAGTTCCTTTATGACTTCTACACCGCACTCGGTTCGTACACAAAGGCAGGCGGCTCTTGGTATGTTTGGCACGCAGATAGCGAAGGCGCAAACTTCCGCAGGGCTATGGCCGACGCAGGCCTACTCGTAAAGCAATGCCTTATTTGGGTTAAGAACTCAATGGTTATGGGACGGCAGGACTATCAATGGAAGCACGAGCCGTGCCTCTACGGATGGAAAGAGGGAGCAGCACACAATTGGTACTCAGACCGCAAGCAAACAACCATACTTGAGTTCAACAGACCAACACGCAATGCGGAACACCCTACAATGAAACCCGTTGAGCTTATCGCTTACCAAATACAAAACTCGTCAAAATTAGGCGACCTCGTATGCGATGGATTTTTAGGTAGCGGAACAACTATGGTCGCTGCTCACCAACTTGGTCGCAAATGCTATGGCACTGAACTTGACCCAAAGTATTGTCAGGTTATCATTGACCGAATGCAGAAACTTGACCCATCACTTGATATTAAAATAAACGGCAAGCCGTATGGACAAAACTGAACAACATAAAAGAGCGATGCTTGATGCCCTTGAGAAGTCATTAGGCGTTGTCACAGCCGCTTGCAAGGCCGTAGGCATAGGACGTACCACTCACTACCTTTGGATGCAGGAGGACGCAGAATATAAAGCAGCAGTTGAAGGGCTATCAGACGTTGCCCTTGACTTCGCAGAAAGCCAACTCCACAAGCAAATCAAAGACGGAAACTCAACCGCCACCATCTTCTTTCTCAAAACAAAGGGCAAGAAGCGTGGGTACATTGAACGCCAAGAGGTAGAGGTAGCATCAGGCAAGATGTTCCAAATAGAGGTGCTTGGGGAAGATTCAGACCAATAAGGTATTCAACCACCTAAAGCGCAGCGACAAGAAGATTGTAGTTGAGCAGGGCGGTACTCGGAGTGGGAAGACGTACAACATCCTGCTTTGGGTAATTTTCTATTATACCGACCAACATACGGACAAGACCATCACCATCTGTCGTAAGACGTTCCCATCGTTGCGTGCTTCGGTGATGAGGGACTTCTTTGACATCCTGCGTAGCCACGACCTGTACCGTGAGGAGTACCACAATAAGTCAAACCACGAATACTACCTCAATGGAAACCTCGTAGAGTTTATCAGCCTTGACCAACCGCAGAAGATACGAGGCCGCAAGCGTGACCTACTTTACATCAACGAGGCCAATGAGCTAACGTATGAGGATTGGCAGCAACTCATCCTGCGTACCGAAGGCAGGGCAATCCTTGACTACAACCCTTCGGATGCGTTCCATTGGATTTACGACAAGGTGGTAACCCGTGATGACTGCGACTTCTACCAAACCACCTATCTTGATAACCCATTCCTTGATGCAGGGGTAAAGGCAGAGATTGAACGCCTGAAGGAAACGGATGATGACTATTGGCGCATCTACGGATTGGGTGAGCGTGGTATGAGCCGTGCTACCATCTTCCAATTCGGGATGAATGAGATACCTGCTGACGCAACCTTGCTTGCCTACGGGATGGACTTCGGTTACACCAACGACCCAACCTCGCTTGTTGCGGTGTACAAATCGGGGGACACGTTGTACGCAGATGAACTTATCTACCAAACGGGGCTTACCAACCCCGATATCAGCAACAGGCTCAAAGACCTAAACCTTGATAGGCGCACAGAGGTATACGCTGATTCTGCTGAACCCAAATCCATTGAGGAGCTGCATCGTATGGGATGGAATGTAAAACCCACGCAGAAGGGCGCAGATAGCGTTATAGTGGGTATTGACGTGCTGAAGCGACACAAGCTATTCGTCACCCCACGAAGCAGCAACCTAATCAAAGAGATGCAGAACTACAAATGGGTAGAGGATAAGAACGGCAACCTCCTGAACAAACCCATAGACGCAGTCAACCACGCCATAGATGCTATGCGCTACGCAACATACAACAAGCTATCCAAGCCGAACTACGGACGCTATGCTATACGTTAAATTCTAAAGGTTATTTTATTAGATGGAACTGAAAGTAGTAGTACCCACCGACCTATCGGAAATCACCTTAGAGCAATACCAGAAGTTTGCTCGGCTTGAGGGTGATGAGGAGTTCCTTACCCATAAGATGCTTGAGGTGTTCTGCAATGTGCCTTTGAACAAGCTACCGAATGTCAAGTTCAAGAGCCTATCTGGTGTCGTGAATCGCCTTAATGGTATGTTTGCTACCAAACCATCACTCAAGCTGGAGTTCACTCTTGGTGGCCAAACATTTGGGTTCATCCCCAATCTTGAAGACATCACCTTTGGTGAGTACGTTGACCTTGACAATTATATGGCGGACTCGCAAGAGCTGCACAAGACGATGGCCATCTTGTACCGACCCATCACGCAGCGAGCAGGCAAGCGATACGACATTAAGCAATACGAATCGGCAGAGAAATATAGCGAGCTGATGAAGCAAGCCCCTATGGATGTTGTGTTAGGAGCAACGCTTTTTTTTTATCGTTTAGGAAGCGACTTGTTGCTCGCTACGATGAACTCTTTGGAGAGTCAAACAACGAGTATAGCGGAGAAGCTCAATTCGGAAGGAAGTGGGGATGGTACTCCTCGTTCTATCACCTTGCTAAAGGAGATGTCACAAAGTTTGAAGATGTGGGAAGACTGGGCGTTCATCAATGCCTCACTCTTCTCACGTTTGACAAAGAGCGCAACGACCTTGAACGAAGACAATTAGAGAAACTAAAGAAATGAGGCAGTTTTACGACATCACGACCAAGCTGAAGGATACGCTTCAAGCACATAGCCAAGTCAACGTAGTCACTACGGGCGACATCTTTGACATTGACCTGAACAAGCAGACCATCTTTCCGCTGAGCCACATCATTGTGAATCAAGCAACATTTGAAGGCCAAATCGTACGGATGAACGTAAGCCTCGTATGTATGGACTTGGTAGATGAAACAAAGGAAGACCCACGTGACCAACCAGAGCCGTTCTACGGAACAAGCAACGAACAGGATATTTTGAACACACAACTCGCAGTAATCAACGATGTAATCACGGAACTACGCAGAGGCACGTTATACTCGGACTTGTACCAGCTTGATGGAACGGCAACGGCAATCCCCTTCAGCGAGCGTTACGAGAACCTGCTTGCTGGTTGGACTGCTACGTTTGATGTGCTGCTTGCCAACACCGAAATCAGCGTTTGCTAAATGGCACGTCAGGAACTTGTGAAAGCCGTGATGGTGAAGTTCGCCAAATACGTCATTCAACAGGCGAGGACTAACCTCGTCCGCAAGAAGCAGAACGTAACAGGCGACCTGTACAAGTCCCTTGACTATGATTTGAACGTAGGCAAAAACTCGTTCTCCTTGACGTTTAAGATGGAGGACTACGGATTGTACCAAGACGCAGGTGTTCGTGGCGCTAAAAGCACCTATGCAAGCGCAGCAAGGTCACCTTACAAGTACACCAACAAGCAACCACCTGCAAGTGCATTTAGCCAATGGGCAATCAAGAAAGGATTGCAGGGAACACGAAACGAGAAGGGTCAATTCGTAAGTCGCAAGAGCCTTCAGTTTGCATTAGCACGGAGTATCTATGAAAAGGGCATCCCTGCCACCAAATTCTTCAGCACACCTTTTGGAATTGCGTTCAAGAGGCTACCACCTGACATTGTCAACGCCTTCAAACGAACAGAGGAGGACTTTAAAGCATTTACTACAAAATGAGTGTACCTGTATCAGCGATACCAGCGTCTATCGCAATGGCTCGCAGCCCAATTTTCGTAACTGGAAAAAACAACGCAGTTAG